CAATTTCTGCTGGATGCTCTGCAGCCCTTCCGGGGTGGTGAGCTGGCCGAAGACCTGCTTGGTCGTGTCGCCGACGCCAGAGATTTTCCCGGTGAACTGATCGAAGACAGCAAGCCCACCCTCGCCGAATATCTGACCGACGATGTTCCGCACGTCTTCAAAATGGTCGCCCAGCAGAGATACCACCGCCACCATGGTTCCAAGGCTCGTAATTGCCGGGCCGAAGGTTCCAAGCAGCGACATAAATCCGCCGCCCAGCTTTCCAGCCACAGCTCCAATGCCGCCCGTCAGGTTCAGGCCGCCTTTGCCAAAGACAGCCTTTGCGCCAGCACCAAGGACGTTTCCAATGGTCGCCGTCGCTGTGCCCGCCGGGTTCGCTGCTGCGATCATGGCATTCATTGCATTGGTTGGAATGTTCGCCACATTGTTGATGTAGCCAGCCGCTCCGAAGATTTTCCCAGCAACGGCCTGCATCGGCTTTTTCTTCCCGCTCGTCAACGCATCCGAGTTCAAAGCACCGATCACGCCGCCTGCCAAAGAACTCAGCCGCCCTGCGATACCGCCTTGCCCGGAACTGTTCGCCATCCATGCGCCCATCTTTGCCGATTTCAGGATATTGCTACGATTGCTCCATAGCCCGCTGCCGCCGGAAACTGTGTTCTGGAAAAGGCTGGTCGGACTGAGCAACCCCATCAGGTTGCCGACGGTAATCCCGCCGAACTTTCCGCCCGGGGCACCACTGGCCTTGCCGCCCAGCGTCAGGTTCTTCACCACGCTCAGCGCAGTGCTTCCCGCGCTGTATGCAGTAGGAGCCATGCTCATAGCGGCCAGCGTTGCCAGAATTGCACCGATTGCGCCTGCGGCTTCCGGGCCGTGGTCGGTCAGGTAGTCAATACCCTGCTGAATCCATGGCAATGCTCCCTGTACCGCCCCGCCGATGCCTTCAACTGCCGTGCGCAGCAGGGGTAGGATGGAGTTTGCCAGATTGGACAGGTCGGGCAAACTCTCGTCGATTCCCTTGTAGATGTCCAGCTGTAGGCGGGTCAGTTCCTTTTGCGCTGGTAAGAGCTGCTCTCCAAGGTCTTGCATCAGCACAGTCTTGGCGTTATCCCGCATGGTGCGCAGGCTTTCTTCCGTTCCCGTGTTGATGGCAAACTCCCGCTCCATGCTGTTCGCATAAGCAGCCTCATCGCTGACTTCCGATAGGGTCTTCATCAGCAGATCAAGGTTGTTCGTTACCTTTGCCGATCCTTCAACTGCCCATTGGTTGAACAATGTGTTCAGCGCGGCGATTTTCCGTTCATCCGGCAGCTGGTTGACAGCACCGAAAACCTTCATCAAAGTTCCCGTGCCGTCCGTCTGCATTGACTTTGCAACGCCCTCTGCCGTAAATCCCAGTTCTTCCCACATCTCCTTTTGAGCTTTCGTTGCACTGCTGCCCTTGGAAATGTTGGTATAGATTCTGGAAATCGTAGTGCCGGTACGTTCCGTATCAACGCCGGTAGCCTGCATCGCCGTTGCAATGGCCGCAGTGGTCGATGGATCAACACCGGCAAGCTGACCGATGGAAGCTGATTTGTTCACACTGGATGCAATTTCCGCCGCCGTGGTTGCGTTATTGGCACCCAAATAGTTAATCTGATTCATCAGCCGCATAACGTCGTCGTGGGAGTAGTTGACCTTATTGCCGTCAGCATCTCTCTTTGTGAAAGACGCTTCCCACTTCGCCATGTAGTCACCGGCGGTCTGGTCGTCCAAATCCATTGCCGTGGCTGCCACAGCGGTATCGCGGAGGATGCCAGTCTTGGTTTGCTCAGTCACGTCCTTGCCAGACTGACCCAGCGCAGCACTCATAGTCGTAAGCTGCTCTGTGGTGCGGGGGATGTCCATACTAAGCCGCTGGATGTAGTTCTCCATATCGGAGTAGTTCTGCTTGAACGTCTTTCCGTTGTCAGCTATCGCATCGGACACCTTGCCGCTTGCATCTGCCAGACCATTCACATAGCGCACGACCGGGGCCATCTGCGCTTCCAGCTTGGATGCCTCGTTCGTCACCCGCTTCATGCCTACCAACACACTGCCTGTCAGCGCAGCGGCCAGCCCAAGCCCTGCCTTGCCGATGACACCTATCGTGTTGGCTACCGTACTCGCAAGAGAGTTGGTTGTCCGTAGCCCGCCCGTCAGGGAGTTTGTCAGCCCCTTCACCTGGCTTATGCTTTTCGCCAGAGAAGGATCGACCTTGCCCATAATGCGGATGCTGAGGTCTAACGCGCCATTTCCTGCCATACCTCGGACACCTCCTCACACAGCTGGATCAATTCTTTCCTCGGCATGGAAAGATAGTCGGTCATGTTAGAGTGCGTGGCAATAGACAGCTGAATTGCCGCCCGGCGCAGAGCCTTGGCTCCACCCTTTACTCGAAAAAATCCGCATCCACGGCATCACGCAGTTTTGCCGCCTCGCACAGGGGCAGACCCGTGAAATAGTCCACCGGGTAGCCGGTGCCCATGCTGGCGATGATGCACACATAGGCATAGTTGTGCCCGGTGTTCACCGGGGTAAAGCCATAACCCGCCAGGCGATTCTCCGCCATGGATTCACTCATGGTGTTCAGTTCACCTACGCCGGACAGATCGACGCTCTCAAAGGTTTTGCCTTTGATGTCGGCTTTTTCCTCACCGTTGTAGGTGTATGGCGCGTCGAACTTGACGATATGCTTGGCGGGGTCGCTCTTGGTCTTGGCGTTCAGGCTCAGCAGGATTGCCGTCTGCACCTGCTTGATCTTGGCGCGTGGCATGAGCTTGAAGAACTCAACGGGCTTGCCGCTGGCCTTGGTCGCCATCTCCTGTGCAAAGGACGTGGTTGCTTCCAGTGCAGCCAGAGAAGCAAGCTCGTTGGCGAGGCTCTTCTGGATGTCGATCATATCCTGGATCGTCAGCTTATCCATGCCGGAGAGGTCAACCTCGGTGTACTCGGTGCCCTCGAAGCTGTACGGTTTTGCGAACTTAACGATATTGCCCATCTTGATGTTCCTTTCTCTAAAAAGAATCAGCCGCCCCACAGTGGAGCGGCTGAATTTCCAACTTATCAGATCAGCGCGTTTACTTCGGCGAGGATGTCCTCACCATCAACATAGTAGCGACCAGCGTACTTGTCGATGTCGATGACGGTCACGCCGTCGATCTCGACAAGATAGCGGGTCACTTCCAGCGTAGTGGAACTGTCCATGGTGGATGCCCGCTTCAGCTTGCCGGGGTCAAGCTCTTTCGGCTTGCCGCCCAGCACAATGCGCAGGCCCTTGTAAGTATAGCCGCCGTCTTTGTCTTCGTTCTGCATAGCAGCACGAAGGGTAATCTGCACAGAGCGGCCGGGATGCAGCATCTTGGTGGCATAGCTGTACAGCGTGTTCCAGGTCAGGGTGGCTTCCATGCTCTCAAACTGACCCGGCACAGGGCTGTCAACATCGCCGCCGATACCCATGCCGTTGACGGTGGTGGTCTTGTTTTTGATCTTGGGCAGCGTGACTTCATCTGCCAAGCCGATCATCTTGTCGTCCCCGGTGTAGGCATTGTAGTTATTAACGACCTGGGGGACGAGGTTGCTCGAAATATTCAGGCTCATCGTTCATATCCTCCTATCACAGATTCAGGGCAGTAACCAGCGAGGATGCCTCATACTCCATCGTGACATTCACCTGTTTCAGAGGCGGGAACGGAGTGCAGTAGAGGTAGAAGTGGTAGTGACCCGCCACCAGTTCAGCGGCGGTGTTCTTCTCGGTGTCGGCCACCATGCGGTAGCTGGCGCAGGCTTCCTCCGAGACATACTTGCTGCCCTTCATGTTCTCGCTGTCAATGATGGACTGCAGCCGCTTGGGATTCATGGGCTTGTCCAGCTTGCTCATGTTATCCAGAACAAAGCTGGTCCATGCGTAGTTGAAGAAGCGGCGGATGCACAGGAACATATCCTTCGGGTCGGTGTTTTTCGGGTAGGCGGCAGTTTCATTGCCCCAAATCACAAAGTCGGTGCCAGAACGGATGAAGGTTGCGATGCCCTGATCGTTCAGGAAGGTGCCCTGCTCCTGATCCAGCAGTACTTCCGTGCCGTCTTCCAGACAAGCGGCAGAGATAGGAACGGTAACATTGGAAGGGCTTGCAACGGGGCGGTCTCCGTTCTGACCGTCGTTGTACACGGTTGCCGCCGCTGCCATAGAACTGCCGCTGTACACAGTTTTACCAACCTTGGTGTACAGCCACAGGGGATATGCTTCGCGGGAGGTTGCCGTCTGCTTCGTCTTCTGCTCCGCAACATCGGTGTACTTCTGTGCGCCATCGGCACTACAATCCAGGTCGATGTAACACACCGCGTCGAAAAGGCCATTGATCTTGCGGCACTTGGCCTGCAACGCAGCACAGACCTGTGCGTTTTTGGAAAAACGCGGGGCCAGCAGAATAGCGGGTGCCTTGCTCAGCTTGGGATAAACCTGACGAATGACCTCAAGACCAGTCTCTGCGCCAGTGGCGATGTTCACGCCGCCAACAATGTCATCTGCGGTCACTTTGGACGCATCCAGGATAGAGCCGGAAACGGTCAGCGTGGTTGCGCCATCACCTGCGCCGCCGGTGATAAGGGCAAGGCTCACCGTGCCGTCATCGTTGAAGCTGGCGATGTAATCCACATCTGCCACCAGCGCAGTGATGCCATTCTTCACCACCAGCTTTTCCAGCAGAATGCCTACCTTGTCGATCTCGGCAACGCCGTCATTGACCTGTACAGAGGTTTCGTCCAGAGCGGTGACGTGCTTCTTATTCGTTGGATCAAGAACATTGACCACGACGATAGGGGCAACGCCCACAACCTGGAAGTTAGCACTCACTGCTTCGCAAAGGGTATACTTTGCAAAGTCATTGGACCAGCCCAACGCCGCCACAGCCTCCTTATAGGTGCTGACATACAGCGGGGTATTTGCTGCTGCCGCCGGATTTGCCAGCTGGTTGACAGGCGCAGTACCCACGATGATCTGCAAGCCAGAGCTGACCTGTACCGGCGCGGAAATGCTGGTGGTCGCTTCGGTCAGATTAAAGCCATGAGAAACAGCCATAGTTCACATCCTCCTTACTCTGCTGCCGTAGTGTTCGTGACAGCATCTTTCAGCAGAGCATCCGCCCGCTGATAGAGGGTGTTCTCCCTGGTGCCGTCCTGCTCGACCTTCACCCGCATCTCTGCGAACCTCTCACGGGGAACCGTCAAGGCTTTCAGCACAGGGATTGCCTCCATCTTCTCCGCCAGCTTCGCGGGCACACCGCCCACAAAAACGGTGTACTGCGGAGCCAGACCTTTGATGGTCGGGCCACAGTACACCACAGCTTCTTCCTGCACCGCCGCGGCTTTCTTTGCCGCCGCAGTGGTTTTCTTTTCATCACTCATATCAGAGCCTCCACTTCTTCGTTTTTCAAACCGTTCGGGGTTTTGCAAATGAGGTTCACGATTCCCCAATAGTAGTAGTCTGCGTCATCGTCCGAAAGCTCCCATTTCCGGGGGTATGACACTTCAAAAGCACCGCCGAAAATCGGCTTCCGCTTGAAGTGCTGCATAATAGTTTCTTTCACGTTCACGGTGTCTACATACCCTTGTCGGTCAATTCCGCGGTCATAGCAGCAGATCACAAGCTGCAACAGGACAAGTTGCGGGTCATGCTCGTTGTCCTGTTCGCCGCTGCTCTCTATTACTATGATGCAGGGGTAAGGGGAATCGTTTGTATCCGCCTCATCATCGTCGGTCGTCTGGATTGGCAGGAACTGCTTGAAGATTTGCAGTGGTTTGGGGCTTTCCTGCCCGCCAAACGTCATTCCCCGGAAAAGTTCAGTCAATTCGTCGATCATGGCCTGCTGGCACATCTCGCTGGTATATCCAGCGATTTTCTCCGCCATATCAGATCACGCCCTTTCGCTTCGCATTGGCAATCAACTGCCGAACGCGCCGTTCGGTGTTGTCCTGCAACATCTGCTCCACTGTCTGTTCCTGCATCTCCCACACAGTATGGTGCATGGCAGAGCCGGAAGGGCTGGGCATCGTCACAAGTTTCTCATTGGGCTTCCAGCGTTTCTTGCCGCTGGCGGTATAGTCTTTGTCAGCCGGTACGCCAAGCTGCCGCTGAACCATACCGATATGCCCAGACTGGAATTTCACAAGGAAGCCCTTGCTCTTGCTGCTCGTGCCGCCAAGGTCAATCATCGGGCTGCCTTTCAGGACGTGTGCCTGGAAAAATGGCGGCGCATTGCGGACAGATGGACCCATATAGGGTTTTGTGGGGCTGGTTCGGAAATAGCCCAGGTCTGCCCGGAATGCGCCGGGGTCGTTTTTCATAATGGCAAGGATTGCCGCCGGGCGGCGGTTTGTGGCTTTCTGCCTTTGGCGCAGGTCTTCGATCATGCGCTTTCCGGCAGCATTGAGATCATACCGTTCCTTCACTTCCTGCAGCATCAGCTTTCGGGTCTGCCGCGCCGTGGTGTTGATCGCCACTTTCAGTGCCGCCGGGGTTTTGTCCGCCAGCACTCCGAGGGCACGGGCAACCTGTTCATCGTCGATAGACAGCGTGGTGCTGGAAGCATCGTAGCTGGTTTTGAAGTAGGCCACTTATCTCACCCTCTCACGCGCTCAAGCTCCATGCGGTATACGCCGGCTTTCAGAGAGCAGGATTTGATCTTGTAATCCCGCTTCTTATCCAGCGTTATGAGCTTATCGTTCTTCGGCATAGGACCGTAGTCCTCCTTCTTGACATACAAGAGCAGGTCAGCCTTGTACATTCCCTGGTCGAAGCTCTGCTTTGCGCCGCCTTCCCAGTGTGCTGCACGTTCGGTCACGCCGGGGTGCTGGGTAATGCAGGCCATTTCTTTCCCGTCGATGTAGCGTTTTTCGGCGAACTCGTCCAGGTTAAAGAAAACGGTCTGCACATCCTGCGCCACAAAGTCCTTGAACGTGGGCAGCTGCAATGGGGTGTCGGGTGTGCCGTACTTGTCATCCACGTCCAGCATGGTCTTAGCAGACCTCCGCAACGAGCCAGCTGTCCACCTTGTCAGGAATCGTCAGCGGGCGGGTCTGCAGTTCGAGAATCATACGGTCAGGACCGTGCTTCACATAGGTACGCAGCAGGCGCGGGGTCTGTGCGGTGATGGTGCGCTTGGTGTCGTCGATGTACGAGGTCAGCGCATAAGCCCGCATAAAGCCCGGATTAGACGGCAGCAGAGCGACCTTGTTGTCGTCCACCAGCCGCTTGGTGACGGGGTTGGCCGGATCAGTCCAGTTGTCCAGATAGACTTCGCCGTAGCTGTAGATGTCCAGGTTGGGCTTGTTCAGGTGACCGATGTAACGCACACCATTGGGCAGGTCCTTGGGGTCAATCTTACCCAGTTCGATGCGACGGTTGTCCAGCATCTTCTGCACCTCGGCATCTGCCAGGAAGTTCCGCAGGGCAGTCTTGCCCATAACGGCGTGATCCACATTGGCAAAGCCGTTCGTCAGCACCTGATCCACCCAGTCTTCCAGATCGTCCAGCGGCTTTGCGGCAGACTTGCCCCACTGCTTGGTTCCTTCCAGCTTTACCTTGTTGGTGAAGCCGAAGTCGATGACCTTACTCACGCCGTTGCCGATAATGGGAATCTGGCCGTCCATGATGGTCTTGACGGCCATCCACTCCTCGCGGCGGGTAGCAGCATCGTCCAGACGCTTATAGTCCTCGATCAGCTGCTGTGCGGCGCGTTCCTCCGGGGTCTTGCCGGAGTACAGGTCTTCGCCGGGTGCGCGCTCCAGAGCATCATTGGCGGTGGTGATCGTCAGCGGGTTGATGAGGGGCGGGGTAAAGCTCTCGGTCTTGTAGCCCTGATCGCGGAGTACCTGACCGCCCACCAGCGGATGCACGAAAGATGCCATCTGGCGGTCACCCTTCACGATGTCGATGTCCACACCCTTGGTCGGGAAGGTCTTGATGTTGCTGAAATAGGTATCAAGGAAGAAGGTATGCACCGGGGGAGTGGTGCGCACGACCTCTGCCAGATACCGGGGATCGTAAATGCTTACTTCGTTAGCCATAGCTTTTTATCCTCCTATCACTTCAGGAAAATGCCCAGGTTGCGCAGGGCAACTTCGATGTCCGCTGCTTTCACGCCCTCGGGCAGCACCAGCGCATCGGCGAAGAACTCACCCGTCAGATAAACAGGAACTTCCTCACCCGCTTCGGCACTGTCTGCGGTAATGCCGTACAGCCCGGTAACGGACAGAGGATTGCTGCCGTCCACCTTTGCGATGGGCTTCACCTCGTCACTGTCCAGCAGAACC